ATCGTCACTTTCACTGCTGTAATTTATTCTGTTTGTAATCAACTTTCCCCCTCACACGGGAATTTCAAAAAACTATTGAGGTTATTTTCTTTCAATATGTTATACTTGTTTCGTATCCGGTGTTTTTTACTTTTTATATACAGGAGAATAATTATGCTGATTTACTTATGCGAAGATTCTGAAAGCGATGCCTTACGGTTAAAACATCATCTGAATACATATGCCACGAAACATCATTGTAATATGGAGATTCTACTTTTTTCTTCAGGCGAAGAGATGATTCAGTATTATAAGGAAGAAAAGCGTTATCCGGCTCTGCTGTTTTTAGACATCTATATGAATAGCCAGAACGGTGTGGAAACAGCACGTATCCTTCGCTCACTGGGCTATAAGGGTGGCATTATTTTCACCACTTCTTCTACAGAACATGCCATGGCAAGCTATGAGGTAAATGCTCTTTACTATCTGCAAAAGCCTTACTCACACACAGATTTTCTCAATGCCATGAGCCGCTGTGATACGCTTTTAGAGGAATCCAATGAAGTATTTACCTTTTCTGTCCGTAGGAAGGAATATTCTCTTCCTTACTCAGATATTCTCTTTTTTGAAACCGGGCAGCACAATGTCCTGCTGCACGCTATATCAGAGACTTTTACGATTCCCGGAAACCTGACACAGCTTACCGAAGACTTTGCCTCTGTTGCCTGTTTTCTTCCGGTTGGCCGCAGCTATCTGGTAAACTTAAATCATGTCACCGGAATTCTACAGCACGACCTTATTATGGAAGACCACTCCATTGTGCAGATTCCTTTTCGTAAACGTGACGAGGTAAGCAAGGCCGTTAATAGCTGGTTTGCAAAGCTTGAGAAAGAGCCAACTCATCCCGGCTTATCCTAGGGCCAGATATTTCCCATGTTTCCAATGTACTCCTATTGTGAAAATGTTACAGACTTGTTACAATTCATTTGTACTTAGCTAAGACATGATTTCAAAGAAAATAAGGAGGACGAAACTATGTGTTTTAATTTCAATAGCTGTTCCGAGTTATTTAACACAATCTGCAAATTATTCAGACTCGGATGTTAATATGTTTTATGCGATTTGCATACCCAGAAAAAAGCTGCCGGTGGGCAGCTTTTTTCTGGGTAAAGATATTGTCTTTTTGATTGACAGTTTCTTTCTTATATGTTAGTTTTCTACTAGAACTATTATTGGTTCTTTTTCTTTACATATTATGTGCATATCATTTTAAGTAGTTCTTTTAATCTTCCTATTTCAGATTATTCCATGCATTTTTATTATCTTTTTTGTTTTAGTTTATTCCATTCTTGACACACGTATTAACACGTATTAATATAATATTGATCAAAGGAGAACTGCGTATATGCCAATGACTTCCAGAGAAATGGTAAACTACCTTAAGAAACATGGTTTTATCATAACCAGCCAGAGCGGTTCTCATATAAAATTATTTCATCCCGTTACGAATAGAACCGTTATTGTTCCTTATCATAACAAAGACTTGAAGAAAGGATTAGAACAGGCAATTTTAAAAGAAGCCGGTCTACGATAATCCAATTTCTATCGAAAGGAGGTTCTTATGAACAAATTATTTTATCCTTCCATTTTTCATACTGCAGAAGAAGGTGGATTTTGGGTTACTTTTCCAGATTTACCGGAATGTATGACCCAGGGAGATGATATGCAAAATGCTTATGAAATGGCTGTTGATGCCTTAGGTCTTGCCCTGATAAGCCGCAAGCAGGAACATCAGGAGATTCCGGTTCCTTCCCAGCCAAAAGATATTACAGTTTCCGAAAATGAATACTGCATTATCATCGAGTTCGATATGCTTGCTTATCAAAAACGCAATAACTCAAAAGCAGTAAAAAAGACCCTCACTATTCCGGAATGGTTAAATGAAGAGGCTATCTCACTCAATATTAATTTTTCGCAGGTACTGCAGGATGCCCTTATCCAAAAAATTGGAGCAAAGCTGTAAATACATCGCATAAAGCAATTTTATAATCTCTATATTCTATTTTTAAAAATTTTGTGATATATTATTTTTAGGTGCATTGGTTTTGGTGCGGGACTGTTCTTTGGAACAGGAGACTCATTTTCCCAATGCACCTGTTTTTCAATAATATTCGATACTTAGTCTCATTTATGCGTACTAGCATCTATTAGCTATCCGATGGTATATATTACTCTACTTTTCTGTTCTGCGTTATCTACAATGCCTTTGCCAGTATCTGCTCCTCCGCTTCGCTCGGATTGTTCTGATTCATTTCCTCTGGAATTTCTATTGCAAACATTATCATCTCCGCTACTTCCTGATCACTTTTTAGCATATTGCTTAATCCCCATATAGTTGTAATAGGAATCCCGCATGCGTCTAACAAGATTATTAAATCCTTCTCTACTTTTGTAATTTTCTTTGAACCTGCCACTCTCAACACCTCTCAATGTCTCCACAATATTATTAAAGTTTCTATTGTATTCTTCTAATTTTGTGATATACTACTTGTAAAAAGCAGTTTTGCTACCGTCGTAAAGCCTCTGGGGGTTTGGTAGTGAACCTGCTTTTTTAACATTTTTTCAAAAATATTGCTAATAAAGCATGTTGTTTTATCTAACATATGATATAATACTTTTTAGAAGATACAGTATCAAGGTGCGTTTCGGACGTAAGAGGAAGGATGTTATCATCATTACTCGTTTGAGAAGTATCTTCTTTTTTATATTTATTCTCTACTATAACAACCAGCAAATCTTTGCCTCTTCTACTCTTAACTCCCATTTTTACTCGATATTTATTTTGTCTCATTTGCACCTACTTGTACCTATTACCTACAGAACCTGCCACTGGCAGCTTCTTACGGATGCCTGCAACCAAAAAGGCTGTAACCCTTGATTTATGATCAAGGATTACAGCCTTTTTTCCAGCTAAGCTGGCAACGGGAATCGGACCCGTGACCTCCGCACTACCAATGCTCTTTTTCATTTCTTAATCTAGCTTTCTATCAGTGTTCCATGGTTTTCACTCGATATTACTCGATATTTTTATCCTAGTAATGCATTTTTTATATACATCGGTTTATTACTTTTCATACACCGATACATACTTACTAGCCGCTGTAATATATACTCCTGAAATGAGTTTATACATACTGCCGCCACCCACTTTAATAGGTCCTTCTGCAATTGTAAAGACTTCATTCTTTGCCACTCTTCCATAAACAGCACTACTATCCCAGCTTGGTGTTTTTCTGACTGCCAAATTATCCACCAGTACTTTCACATACTTTTTCTTCTCCGGCAGTTGTACCGGTGCAACTGGCTTCGATTCAGCTGCTACATAATCAGATAAAGCGTATGCGATTGCTCTGCATACCTCTTCAAACTTCTGTTCATACAGTGCTGCATCCGGATTATTCACAAAGCAAACCTCAATAAGCATTGCCTTCGCCTTTGTTTTACGGATAACATATAATCCACTTCCGGCTTTTACTCCACGGTTAGTAAATCCAAGTGCTGCAATATGTTCACATACCTCTACAGCATCAGGATACTGTCTGCCCTTGTATGTATAAGCCTCTACTCCATGTCCTGCTCTTGCAGCATCATTGTTAAGATGAATACTAATAAAATAATCCAAATCAGTTGCATTTGCCATTGCTACTACTTTCTGTAAATATGCTGCCTGTGTTGGTGCGGAATCTACTGTGCATGGTACCACCTGCACCCCCGCTGTTGTAAGAAGCTCTGTCAATCTGTTACAGACTCTTCTTGTTTCTGTGCTCTCTGAAATAACTCCAATTGTTCCACTTCCTGCTCCAGAAAGTGTATGTCCTGCATTTAATCCAATTTTCATTTTATATCCCTTCTTTCTTTAGTCTAAGTCAATTTTTTCCATAATGGCTCTCATTTCAAGAACTGTCAGATACTCTTCCATTGCTCTAATCTGTATATTATATATATTTCTTGGACAAGTAGGGGTAAAATTCAGTTCTCCGGCATCCTACTTTTTAAGCATTGCCTCTAATCCTTTGTATCTGATATCAAGCTGTTTGTATTCTGCTTTAAATCTCTCCTTATAGTCATTGCTCTTCATTAAAACAGATGTTGCCGGCAGTTTGCTTTCGTCATATTTCCGGTATGCATCTTCAAAGGTTTCTTTAGGGGACCAGCTTTCATATCCATCCGGATATTTTACCAGATACCCTTCTTTCTTCGGGTTCTCATTTTCCGGTATTTTCCACCCACGGTAATTGTTATAATCACCCAGGTTCATTTCCTTTGCTTCAATGATTTTTGTTCCCACATACTTTTTCATCTCTATTCTTCCTCCTTCTCTTCTGTCTTTGCAACCTCTTCCACCTGCGATTTCAGATTTTTCAACAAAGGTAATAAAAATGGCGGAACCGGTGCACCTATATCCTTGATATTCTCCAGAATACTGATGATTTCATTACATATAATCCATATGGCTACTACGCACGCTATAAGAAATGTTATTGGCATTGTGATTCCGATTGTGGCAGCAGCATACTTCAGTAACTGGTCAACAATGGCTCCAACCACTACCAGAAGCCACATGGAAATCTTCTTTGCAATTCCCCGGAATCCCTTATAGGAATCTACTCTCTGGTTACGATACTTTGATGCGAAAATACCTGTTGCATAGTCAATAATGTTGCATGCCACCAATAACAATACCGGTACATACAAGATGCCAAGCAGGGATGATAAGAATCCTGTAACCGCTGTTATGATTGCTTTAATTGTGTTTGTGTTGTTCATGTTAGTTTCCTCCTTCTTTGTTCATTGCTTCTTTCAGTTTTTCAATTTCTTCCTGTTGTATCTGCACCATCTTAATAAGGTATGGAACCAGTTTTGAATAATCAATTGCAAGTACCTTATTCTTAATTCCTTTACTTGCATTGAACTCTTCTTCTAAATATCCATCAGGGATTTGAACGCATGATGGGATTATATTAAGAACATCTTCAGCAATTAAACCTCTCTGGTCTTTATCTCCACCAAACTCTTTGATGTAATCAAAACTTACTGGTGTCAGCTGAAGTATTTTCTTTGCTTCCTCTTCTGATAAATTTGCAACATTCTTTTTTACTAATTTTGAAGATGGATTTGTAAAAGATGCACCATACACTGTAGCATAGCCAGAGCTATTCCAATCTGCCGTCATGTAGATAGGATTACCAATTATAGCTGTTCCTCCTGAGCCTGCACCAAATGAACCGTTGGCTCTCAAACATGCTGTCTGATTCCCGTTTGAAGTATTTTTAAAATAATGGTTACCATCACTTGAGGAGTACTGAAATCCGCCGCCAGGGCCATAGTCTACAATCCTACTGGTGAAGTCTGTATTGCTGTTATTATAATGAAAGTCTATATATGGAACAACGGCGATAATTTCTAATGCTCCAGCATTCAGCGCCTGACCATCATGGTTATGACTAGCCGGTGGATAACTACTTGGTTTTCCAGTTACTTTACTCCACGCTACTGCATTTGCACTTCCAGCACTAGTTGCGTACTTAACACTCTGTGAACCTATATTTGATGTTGTGATTGCAGCAGATGCATCCTGCTTCTTTTTTACATTCGTGTTTAGTATGTTGATCTGATTTGCCATGGTTCCAGAAATGGAAGCATTCTTTTCTCTTGCATCCAGCACATATCCATCCTGGTTTATGGCAGAGCTTTGTGTTATTTTGTCAATATTCAGTTTTTCATCATCCAGCTTTTTTATTCCATCATCCATATGACCGAGATTTTCAGCCGATATCAAGGTTGATTTATCTGGGTAATTTTTCCAATTTACTTTCTCATATGACATTCCTATTCTCCTTTCGGATAGCCTATAGAATCTATTACATTCTGAAGACTATTAAATAATTCTAGTGTTTTTTCATAATAATACTTTGCTGAATTTTTATCTCCGGTAGCGTAATTTTTTGCTTCCGTTACACTACTCGCTGCTCCTTTCGCACTGTTTGCTGCTTCCGTTGCACTTCCGGCCGCTCCTGCGGCACTGTTCTTCGCTTCATCTGCATATCCACTAGCATCTGTCGCACTGTTCGCTGCTCCTGTTGCACTGCTTGCCGCTCCTTTCGCACTGTTTGCCGCTTCCGTTGCACTTCCGGCCGCTCCTGCGGCACTGCTTGCCGCTCCTGCGGCACTGTTCTTCGTTTCATCTGCATATCCACTAGCTTCTGTTACTGACTGGTTTATTAAAGTTATTGCATCATCTGCCTGCTGCCTCAGTGTTTCCTGCATACCTGATATCTCATTCTGATACTCCTCAAGAGCTGTTGCTTTCTCGGTAAATCCGCTTTCCATAGCAGATATATTCCTCTCTGCGTTCTCCGAAAGTGTCTTGTACTGTTCTGCCTGGTTGCAATAGTCTTCTGCCTGAGCAACCTGCTGCACCAATGATTTGTATTCATTTTGAGATTCAATGATATTCGGGTCCAGAATCTTGTTATATACATAGATTACAAACTCCGGCGAAGTAATAACTGCCCCATCCTGCATAGACAGCTCTATCTGTCCAATACATTCGCCCAACACATTAATGGTCTGTGTCGTGACTTCGTACTGTATCTCAGAGCCATCTATTACACAATCGTTGTAGCAAACTTTACCATCTGGCTTCACGATGCTTACTGCTGCCACTAATACATCCGACAAGTCGTATATCTTTCCGCTCTGCATAAGTGTAAAATGCAGGCTTCTTGTCTTTGTATCTCCCTGTCTTACAGAAATCCGGGGGCGTGTCCGTTCATGATCCAGGTCAAGTCGCATATTATTTACGATATTATTCCTCATAGATAACCTTGTATGATAATTAGGAAGTTAATTATCACATATTTCCTTTCTTTTAATATCGTGGTTCAATACAATTCAGATA